GTCATTTTATGCCTAATGACAAATGTAAATATTGCAATCAAACTAAAGGAGTGCATAAAATGGGGTGCGAAACACGTAAAATAACTATAATACTATCTATTGCTTTATTATTACTTACTTCTTGTGGCTCACGAAACGTAAACAAAGAAGTTACAAAAACGGATAGCATTGCTAAAACTATTGCAGTAGTAAGAACTGATAGTGTTTCTAAAGACAGCACATCCATTAAATTTGATGTTGAAACAGAAGAAATTGTAATTGAAGCTGTCGATAGTACGCAACCTATTGAAATAATAAACAACGAGGGAAAAGTTACAAAGTATAAAAACGCCCGTATAAGCAAGAAAAAAAGAAAAGACAATACTATTGTTGTAAATGAGAAAACTGTGTCTAAAATCGTTGTAGATTCGCTTACAAACGAGATTGAAGTACAAAAGGTTCAAAGCGCAAAGATAGTTTACAAAGAGCAGTTTAATTATAGCACTTTAATTTTATCGTTTTGGTGGTTGTGGTTAATACTTATAGTAGTTGGATATTTAATTTACAGATTTAGAAAGCTATGAGAATTTCACACGTAAACTTAAAAGAAAATACCAACTTTATAGAGTTGCGCCAGTACGAAAATAGTATTGTAAATGTTGCAAAAGTTGAAAAACCTACTAATTCAGAGTTTTGCAATGGTGTTTGGAGAGTTAAGCAAATACTTAAAATCCCAAATGAGTATAAAAATGATTATGTTTTTATCAAAAAGTAACAATTAAAAAATAAAAAAATGAATTACAATTTTTCAGTAGGTAACGGTACTTATGTACCACTAACAAACAAAACGGTATTCCAAAGCGGAACACAAATCAGCACCGATGCTATTTCAAGTGAGATAACATTACCATTTAATTTTACTCTTTACGGTGGTATTCCACAAAGTAAAGTATTTTTATCTAACAATGGATTTATTGCTTTCGGTTCAGCCCCAGCTAAAGCAACAATCTTTAGTCCAATATCTTCAAGTGAAATGCCATCTGACTATGTGTTTAGTGGTTTAGGAAATCAAATCATTGCATCGAGTGTTGGAACTCCCGAAATTAGTTACGGTCAAAATGATAATGGCGATATGGTTTTTGAGTTTACGGATGTAGCTTTTGTAACAGCTCCGCTTGTTAGGTTTACATTTCAAATGATATTAAAAGCTAACGGTACAACGCTTCAAATTATGTTTGGCGATAATTGCACAGGTCAAGCGATTAATTCCACTAGAGGTTCTCAAATAGGCTTGAGAGGGTTGCAAACTACTCGACCTAATGCAAGTCCATACACAACGGTATTTAATAACTTATCTTTAGGTAACGGAAATTGGAATTTATATTCGCCTTACGGTTTACGTTTAGGTACAAGTAGCAGTTCAAGTGTAACCACTAGATTAGCTACGGGATTAAATATGGTAATGCCTAAAAGTGGTTTAACCTATCAATGGTTAGCAAATTAAAAAGAAAAAGCCTCTGCGTAATGTAGAGGCTTTTTTTATTAAAGATTTTCTATTTCTTGTTTAACTTCTAAATAAAAATCATAATCTTTTCCAGCATAACTTAATGATACTTTTAATATCTCATCAACTGCTATTAATGCACATTGTTTGGCTACATAAATATTTATTTTGGTATTTGCACCTGTGCTTAGTTTAAACTTATCAACTAACTCTATTGCTTTTTCTTTTGGTGTCATAGTTTCTTTGTTTTTAAATGTTTCTTTGTAATATTCTACTCCAGTTAAAGTATATGTACTATTTGATATACCACCTGATTTTTTAGTTTTATTTCCATGAGCATCAATTATCTGTTGCTTTTCTAATTCTTTTGCATCTCTAAATAATAAAATAGATGTTGGAGTTAAACCATACCTTGTTTTTAATTCTTCTTCTAACCATTCTACTGCAGTCATATTATTTGTTTTTAGTTATTACTTTTAATGTCAATTAAAACCCTATTTTTTAGGGTTTATGTTTAAATGATTGGTAACTTATAAGTTACTTAATTCAGTTTTTTAACAATCAATATCCAATTTGTATTGTGATTTGATTTTTTGAGGTCTTAAATACTCTCCTGTTGGTTGATTATATTGAAAAAATCTATCTGAAAACTTTTTAAAATAAGTTTCTTGATTTATCATTTTAATTGATCCGCCACAAAACTCACATCGTTTTACTTCAAATGGGCAATTATGATATAAACTTTCGCATCCAGGTTCAACACAAACTTTTATCAACCCCAATTTAATGTTATCATTAACATTTGAAATTCCAAATTCATCTGTTAGAGAAGAAGTCGAATAATTTTTTTTCATTTTACTAATTGTATTTTATCAAATCTGTCTTTCGTTACTGCGTATCCAAGTGCTTCGTAAAGTTTAAGGTATCGGTAAACTGTTCTATTGCTTACGTTTAAATACCTTCCGATTGTATGCATATTTCTCGGCTTGTCCTGGAGGAACTCCATAAGCCTAATGCAACGATACATTTTGTGTTGGTTCATAGTTAATAAAGGCTAAAGGTTGAGTTGTCTAATTCAACGGTAATGTCGTTGTCTAAAAAATCTAAAACAATTCCTTTAAACTCGTAAACCTTACCGAACTCATCCAGCATCAAAAACTTAATATCGTTTTTAATGTTTCGCTTAATCTTTGGTAATAATTGTAAACCAAAAAGTTTGTTTAGTTTGTCAGCTAATTTTTTACCATTTATAGAAGTCTTAAATTCATCCGTAAAAAGTTGCTGCTTATCATTAGCAGTTTTTATACATTCATCCCAAAAGGAAATTATATCCTGGTCGTTGTAATTGTATTGTAATAAAGTGCTATTAATTTCTTTTATTCTCTCTTGTATATTCATAATAAATAAGGTTCTATTTTATCAAATGGTAGTTTCTCAAATTTTAAGGTGTCAAGCCAAAAGATTGTAACCTCGTAATCATTTTCCTTTTTCTCGCATCCCGAAAGCCTAAAATCCCGATTGCTTTTACTCTTGAAAGTCTTGACCGTATCCGTCCCAAACTTTGACTTCAAATCCTTGCTTTTTAATTTCATCATGTCTGTATTTTTGTAACGTTGATAATTTGCCTTTTTCCTGCTTTACTTCTATAAACATCGTTTCGCCATTCCGGAAACAAACGAGATCGGGAATACCGTTTAAATTTGTCTTAATAAGTTTTACACAAAGCCATCCCTCTTTTTGTAACTGCGCTATTATTTTGGCTTGTATTTTGCTTTCTAACATATCTGTTTATGTAATTTTCTTAATCTTACAGAATGAGCTATATTCTCTAAATGAGTACACCACTCTAAATTATACGATTTATTATTTAACTTATTTTCATCAATGTGATTAACGTGAGTTTTATTTTTAGTGTTTTTTATCATTGACTCAGCGATTAATCTATGAACATAAATATGCTTACTATTAAAAGAAATACAGAAATATCCATTTTTCATTTTTGTTTGTTTTAAAAAATGCTTCTGTCTTGAATTTCCATTGTAAAAAATTCTTCCATAATTTGAACAAAGAAGACCTGTATTGAAATGTTCAATAAAAAACTCTCCTTTTAAAAAAATTAATTTTTCATCTCTTGACCTTAATTTTTCTTTTTGAAAAATAGTCGCTTTTTCTTTATGGCATTTTTTGCAGTATTTAAAATATCCATCTTTAAAAAGAATGTTTTTATAAAATAATGACATCTCTTTTTCTAAACTACATATTGAACAAACTTTCATAAAAGTAAAAACCAACGCTTCAAAAGGTGGTAGTCTTTATCTGCGTTGGAATTTATATAAATTCTTAATTAGGCTACCACTCCTATAACACAAATATACAAATAAGTAGTGATATAAACTACTTTTATTTATTAAAAATTAATTTTCTTTTATTAGTTTCCTTTTGTTTTTTTAACCCGAAATCTCTACGGAACAAATCGTTTGTGTAATCTTTTTTCTTTTGCACCGATGCGTAAATTTTGCTCTCTATTCCTCCCTCTGAAAATATCCAGTACACATCGTTTGACTTACGGTCCATTGTAGTAAGCCTATCTCTGCTTTGCCAATAACTAATAGCTGAAAAATCAATATTGTAGTAAATCAAATACTTCGCTTTGCTTAAACTTATACCTTCCCTACCCGATACAATTTGTAATGCGATGCTTTTATCGGTGGTGTTAAACTCGTTTAAGTCGTTAGTAACACTACTTTTTAAAATCAATTTTAAAGCGTTGTATTCCTCAACAAACTTGTAAAATATTGCAATCTTTTGACCTTTGAACTTATCCGCTATAAACATCGCTTTACTCAAATCAATTACCTTACTGCTCCCATCCTCAAACTTGCATGTTCCGGAATATAACTGGTGCAACTTCTGTTGTAACTTTACCGATGTATCCGCTAAAATCGTTTGACCTTCTTTGTTGGTTACTACTAAATCGCTTTGCAGTCTTTCAATGACCTTATGCGTGTTGGGGTGCAAATCGCAATAAAGTATATTCTCAAATACTTGTGTTTCAAATCCAGCTTCAACTTGTGTTAAAGTCAAAATGTAATATCTTATGTGGTGCCAAAAGTCTTTTTTACGTGCCTTGCTATAATCATTCACTTTAGCATAACCTAGATTTCTTATTTCAACATCAACGTAATCATTCGCCCATTTGTAAAAGTTAGCCTGTTTAAAAGGCGAATGATTACTCACCCAAAATTGATGATACCATTGTGAATGACCTTCCGCAGTTGGAGTGCCACTTAAAAAAATCATAGGCAAATCGCCAAACATCTTTTTAAATAACTTTGCTGTTGTGTTTGGCTTTGGGTACGCTCCGAAGCGATGGTGTTCATCGTGAATGACTAAATCAAAATCGCCTGTTATCTTATGCAAACTCTCATCATTAGCGATGGTTATTTTAAAGCTGTAATTCATAGCATCGTAATCACTTTGAATGGAAGAAAACGCTCTAATTTTAGTTAGGAATAATACATTTTTAGCACCGTAGTTTTCAGCAGTTTGCAAAGCGGTTAATGTTTTGCCACAACGTACCTCCATTGCGATATAAACTAAATGTTTTCTTTGTAAGATTTCAGTAGCTTCATTAGATAACCTAACTTGATATTTACGTAACTCCATAATATTTTTTATTTAATACGTTTAAAACTGTTTTTTTATCTACTTTATACTTTACCATAAAATCTAAAACATTTCCTCTGTTATTATGATTTACACCTTTGATACAGTTTTTTCTAATATCTAAAACTTCACTTTCGTTTAGTTTTCTTATTGGATTTACTTTACCTAAAATATCATAAGAATGTCTTTCGTTTTCTGAATAAGTACACCATTCTAAATTAGAAACATTATTATTAAATTTGTTTCCATCTATATGATTAACACAAGGTTTATCTTCATTATTAAAAATAAAATGTAAAGTAACCAATCTATGAACTTGAAATCTGTAAACTGTATTGCCTTTAGATAAAGAAACTCTTAAATAACCTTTTGCATTTTCTTGTTTTAAAATTCTAACTTTAGAATAATGATTACTTCTTACGTTTCCATAATTAGAAACTTCATAATTTTCAAAATCCTTAACTGTTTTCCAAACTTTCATATAAGTAAAAACCAACACTTCAAAAGGTGGTCGTCTTTATCGGTGTTGGAATTTTATAAATTCTTAATTAGGCGACCACTCCTATAACACAAATATACAAATAAGTAGTGATATAAACTACTTATTATTAAAATAATCTCACTTCCATCGCCAGGTAAACAATGTGTTTGGTTTGCAATATTTGAGCAGCATCTTTAGCTAATCTTATTTGATATTTTCTTAATTCCATAATCTAAAAATCTATATCGTTAACTTCTACTAATTCCCCAGTCTTAATCGTAAACCATTGCATTCCGTTGCTGTTTCCGTTTAAGTATTCAACATCGATAAACTTGCAATACTTTTGTACCCAAATATTAAACTTCTTACGAGTTAAGAATTTTTGGAAATCTTTGTACTCATTCGTGAAATTGTTGAACGCTGCTTGTTTGTCAACTCTTTCATTTCTTAAACAGTTATCAGGTTCGTGGATCCATTCGTAAAACTCCATACAAGTTTCTGCAATGAATTTTCGCATTTTGATATTTTTAGCGTTTTGCTTAACCAATCCGTTCTTTAAGAATTTCTGTAAACAGTCAACCATATAATTATCGAACTTTTGAAAATCAATCAAATCCCAATCGTCAAACAACTGCCTTCCGAACTCATCCTCTGGAGTTAGTTTACTTCCGTAGTATTGCGCTATTTCAACTTCAAATCTTCGTCTGTCGTGGCTGTTCCCTTCGCCTTTAATTGCGTAGTTAGTTGAGATTATAAGTTTTGGACTATCGTGTACGTTTAGTTTAATCGCATCTTTATTTTTACGCTCCAGGGTTAACCCCTCCGTAACTAAACTAAACTTTTCCTCAAATGAAAAACCTTTGGCTACATCGTCAAATACTAAAATCTTTGTGTCGAGTGAAACAGTTTGATAAGCGAATGACTTTTTACCATCGAATAACTTACCATCGATAATGCTTGTTTTTCTAATTTGAGCAACACCTTGAACAAACACACCTTTTCCGGTACCTCCTTCCGGGTTATCACTTATAACCTCGTCGTTGAGTATTACAGCTTTGTTATTTGAACGATTTTTGTAAGTTGATAACAAGTAACCAAGTACACATTCAACTGCAAATGGCTCGTTATTGGATATGTTGTTTACAAATCTTTGGTAATCGTTTTCAAATTCCTCAATCTCTATAAAGTCACGTTCTAAAATGTGGTCGTTCCAAATATAGTATCCTATATCAATGAAGTCTATTAACTTAAATTCGTCTTTGGTAACTTCTAACACCCCGTTTTGATATGGTATGTATGATTTATCTTTTGTATCTGCTAAAATTGCTAAATCAATACTTTCTAACATTAAAAGATATTTTTCACTAAAAAGATTTTCATAACCAGCGCAATAGTTCCAAACTGTAAACTCTTTTTTTGCCATTAAGTAATCGAGTACAAAATCTTTGATTACTTCTACCGATGTTGTTTTTACTTTATTTGAGTTTATAAGCACCCACGTAGGTTTTTGAGTATCGTTAGGATAGTGTTTTTTAAATCCGTTACGCTCCAGGAACAACTTGTATTTCAAAGGCTCAATCTTTACACTTCCTTTCTTATCAATATTCCAAAAATCTTCGTGGGTTTCTTCTTCCTTTAATTCATTGTAAACATCCTCCTGAATGCCGTATTTTTTGATTACTTCATCTTTGCCATTTTTTAAATCAATCTTAATAGCTTTGATTTTATTATAATCTTCAAAGAACTTGCTATTAAACTGTCGCAATCTGTATGCGCTTTTAATAGTGGTTTTAGCCTCTCTTTCTGTAAAGTCACCTATGACTACATTATTTAAAATATAACCCTCTGCATTGCCTTCATTAATTCCATACTCGCAGAACGCACCTGCTAAATCAAATATATAAGCGTTGCGCTCTCCATCTTTAAAATCTTTGCCCCAATTAAAAGCCATTATCTTTTCGATAATCTTATCTTCATCGTTTATTGGGACCAATGGAGCCTTTTCTTTTATCTCAAATCCTTCATCAATTATTTTAGTGTCAAATACCGTAGCATTATAATTCACATAAATATTTGGATCGTAGCTTTCAAAACAAACGCGGTCAACATTACAGTTGGAAATATCGAAGTAATCGAAATTAAATTCCTTTTGAAATGCTTTGAATATTTTAGGGTGCGTTTCCTTTGTGGCTTGTGGTATCTTAACAACACCTTTAATTCCATTACCGGAAGGCGAAATGAAAAGAAGTAAGAAATGCGGGTTTTGTTTTAACAGCTTCATGTGGTCCAACATTACATCGTCATTCTCGTACTTATCAAAATCAACAACCATTAAACCTGAATGTTTAACAAGTGATTTGGAATTACGTTCCGAAAACTCTCCAGCAAACAAAATAGAGGGAAGCTGCGTTTTAATGGCGTTTCTTAACTCCTTTGTTTCTGCTGTACGTATTCTATTTATTAAATCTTTAGAAGTGCCCTGCTGTATCCTTTTGATAATTTTTTCAATAGGTACAATAAAGGGTACATCCTGGGACTTAAATAAATCTTTAAATACTGATACATTCATAATTTTTTTTATTGTTTAAGTTAACATAGCAAACATTTAATCGTTTCCCTATACCCCTTTAGAAACAAGTATTTTAATTTTAGGGGGAGGGGGTCTATTTCTCTAAAAAATGTTTGCTATGTTGACTTTATTAGTATTAATAGGGGTTTAAAGGGTGAACATTAGAAGTCTAAATCTTCACTGTCGTCTGAAACGTTGACTGTTTCTTCAACTAATACCTGTTCAACTTTGGTTAAATAGGTTTTTAAGTAGTTTTCCAAAACGTTAAAGCATTCATCCGCTTGGATTGCTTCATCGGTTGAAAGTGATTTTTCAAAACCAAAGTCAGGAGTAAAGAATTTAACTGATCCCTTTTTACCTTCGATAGCTTTGGATACTGAAACCCATTCATCTGATAAACGGTTTCTAGTTTTTTGAGTAAAGTCACCCCATTTTTGAACAGCACTACCTTTTAGTTGTAGGTTAGCTAATTCGCCATTCTCAAGCATTATATAAATACTTTTAGTATAATGACCTCCAGCAGCAACAACTTTGTCTTTAATGTCTTTATATAGACCTTTAGCAATCTCATTACCTTTGAATGGTTTTACAGTCATTGGTTCTTTAGAAATGTATTTCACTTCGTTAGAAAAGATATTTGAACTACTTGCATCATTCCATCCTTTGATGGTATGTAATTCATCCAGGACTAGAAATTTAAAAGGGAGTGATACTTGCACTTTCTTTTGTTCTTCTTTGTCGTAGTACTCAAAAGATTTGTCGTTTGATTTCCACTCTAGGAATTTAGAGGCTGGGTTACTTTGTGGTGTGGCGAAAGCCTGTCTGCGGTTTGATGTTGATTCCATCTTAAAAATATTTATTTATGGTTTAAAATTAAAATGCTTAAACCTTGCATTTGTTGTAAAAAAAAGCCTCATCAATTCAGCGGTAATGTGGAACACGCTTCGTTGATAAGACCTTGTAATGTCGTTTCAAATTTGTAACGTGTTCCACTTCGTTACTAAAGCAAATGTACTTCTTTTATTTCAATTAGTAGTGTTATCCACTACTTTATTTTGTATTAATTTTACTTTCAACTAACACATAATGATTATTGTCATTCCACTCGTCAACAATTCTGTTTAAAAAGGACTTCTTAATTCCTAATTTATAAGCGATTGTTTCTATTTGCATCGTGGACCCGAAGATTAAATAAAAGTTGAGGATCATTAACTTTTTTGGCGAGTAGCAATATCTTCTGTCGTAAATCATAATTGTTTAAAATTTAATTGTAACGCTGCTTTTTCTTGGTGTTGTTGATACTTTTGGCACATCGTTACCATAAGCATCAATTATCGTTTGTGATTGAGCCAACTTTAATAAATCGGCTCTCGCATCCAAATCAGATTTTAACTGTTGGTAAATTTCATCGTCTGCATAGTTGATAGTATTACCACCGTTTACAGGTGTAAATTCAACACCCCAAACATTTGATTTTTCTTGTGGTAAATGTTTTCTCATTTCAGCATCAGCAGAATTAACAACTTCTTTCAATCGGCATAGGTTAGCCATAAATTGCATTTTGTCTACTGTTCCGCTTTCTAGTAAATTGTTTACTAATTCAACTCCTGTTTGTATTGCCTCTTTTTTAGTAAAAGTTGGCTCGTACATTGTTGCCATTTCTTCGGCTCTTAATGCTATGTGCATTTCGCTTGTTGCTCCCATTGTTATTTAGTTTTAGTTGTTTTCTTCTTCTTCGTCATTCCAATCTGCATGTTCCATACATTCGGAACAAATACCTGTATCTTCTAGCCATTCACTGGCACCACAACAATCACTCTCCATTAGAATAATTTATTAAGTTGCATAATTGGATTGTCAAACATGTTGTCTAATACGTTTGGCTTTACTTCTTCTTCTTGGAATACTTCCCAGTCTTTTACAATATCTTCAAGAATGTTTTTAGCCTGGTGTAATTCATTTTCTAAATAAATATTACGAGTTTGCAATTCTTTAATTATTAAATTTGAATCAAGGTTTTCTAAATAAGAAACACGATTTTGTAATGCTTGAATTTGTAATGCTTGTAATTGAATTAATTCGTTCATAGTTTTAAAAGTTTAAGAGTTATGTAAATTATTGTTGTTGTTATTGCCATTGCTATTGCAATTTCTATGGCTGTTTTTAAAATGAAATTCAGTTCTTTTTTATCTTGTGGTGTCATATTAATCTCCGCTATCTATTTTATAAATTACTTTTACTCTTTCGTTTTCCTGGATCGTTTCGAAGCTGTATAAGTTTAAGCAGTTGCCTATGTTTTCAGAAGAAGCCGAACCAGCAATTTTATTTTTTTGTAATTCTGCATATAGTTCATTATCTTTAAAACCCCATCCATTTGCGTAACCTAGATTTATTGTTTTCATATTAAATTGTTTTTATAGTTTATAATTTCGTTTTGAACTTCACTCCAATATTTTACATCCTTAACTTCATTGAGATTTATTATTTCGCCAATTACTTTTAATGCGGATAAAATACCTTCTCTTTCTGCTTGACTTGTGTTCCAATATGTAAACTTGTCAATCAACTGTATTGCTTTTTCTTGTGCTGGTATCATAGTTCAATTAGATTTTTATATTCGTAAGAGTTAGTTAAACCATTTGCCCACATTACCAATACAGGTAAAGAGTTCATTTTGTGATTTCCTATTTTGCAAATCGTTCCAACCATACCAATAGGATTATCATTTAGTTTCCAATTCTCATCCGATAGTTTAGAGAATATTAAATCCCCAATGCAGGAATTTATGTTGAGCATTACTTGTGTTCCTTTTTTCATTATTTCAAAGTGTTTTTTAAGTTTATAAGTTTGTTTGCTAAAAAATCATTGTGACCAACTCTAGCATAGTCAATCAAATATTGTATCTCGTCAAGTGCTTTTGATATTTTAGTATCAGTTTCATAAATTGCGTTTTCTAAATATTCGCAATCATCAAAATCTTTGTAGTAATCTAAACAAGAACTTAAACCTGTTGGAATAAAATCGCCTTGTAAATCGTGTTCGTCTGTGGGATCATTTTTGAATTTTGTCATAGTGTTTAGTTTTAATTAGTTAAACAAATTTAAAGGTATTAAATGTAATAAAAAAATTTATTTTACTTTTAAGCGTTGTTTATATTGATTATAAATTATTGTTTTTTAAATTGTTGAAGATAATCTTTGACTATTCTTTTAACATTATCTATTTGCGATATAGGGATGCGAAAAGTAGTTGTTTTTGTTAGTTCTGCAAATGGCGATTTACGACCTTGATTTCTGTTTGCTCCTCCGTGAGATTTTTTCATATTTGTTTTATTCCAAAAGTTACGTTGTAATATTCTAGTCCTGTTAAAATATATGTGCTATTTGAAATACCACCTGATTTTTTAGTTTTATTTCCGTGAGCATCAATTATCTGTTGCTTTTCTAATTCAAAAAATTTATAATAATCGTTTATAAACTTTCTACCCTCTAAAGTATTTGTATTAAATAAATTAGGATGTTCTAATTCTAATTGGCTAAATAGTTCTTGCATTGCTGTTTTCATATTCTTGCTATTTGTGTTATAAAATAAATTAAAATAATAAATGCAAATGTTAATTGCGGTTTCTTGTGTTGTAGAAAGTGTTTCATAGTTTTAGTTTTAAAAATTATCCCATTCCATTACATTGCCATTACTTTCTTGTTGTAGTTGTACGTTTCTAATTCCTGAACGTCTAACTATTCTAATAGCTTGTTCAAAATCAAAAACAAGACCATCATTATTAGTAAATGGTTGCCAATCACAAAAAAATCCTATTTTAATTTGTACTGCGTTTTTCATAATTTTTATTTGTTTATTAGTTGTTATAATAACTAAAATTTTAAAAGTTATCCCACTCCATTGTTCCACCATTGATTTTGTCGTCTTGACGTAATTGTATATTTTTAATTTTTGAAAGTCTAACAATTCTTATTGCATTGTCTAAATCATCAATTACTAAATCAGGAATATCTGATTTTATAAAGTCACCCATTGTAAAATCTTTCCAATCATCATCAACTCCAAAATCTTTAATAAATTGTACTGCATTTTTCATAGTTTTAAACTGTGCTAAGTTTTTCATAATGTTAGTTTTTAATGTTTAGCTTTATTGCTGGTACAAATATACAACCATATTTTGATTATGCAAACTTTTTCAAGTTTATTTTCAATTTATTTTTACTTTGCCTTATTTTATTGGGTTTACAAGACAAAAAATCCCCAACAAATCAATGAGGGGATTTAATGAACTAAACAAATGCAAACTATGAAGTTGTAAATATAAAAAATTATTTTATTAAAATACACATTATAAATTTTTTTTTTATACCTTTGATATATGAAACAGCCTAGAGTATTAATTCAAACAGAAGACGATCAAGAGTACAGAAACTTCGATTTTGTTATTAGTGATGCTAATGGTAGATATATAATAGATAGTGAAACAATGTGCTTAATTATAGGAGGTACTGATTACATTCTTGAATACAATTCAGAATTATATGAAGAAGTAGGAAAAAATATAGCTATTAAAAATTTAATGAATAAGAATTAAAACGGTCGCAATTTAAATTGATCGGTAACCTACTGCTGCGGTGGTAGGTTTTTAAAATTATAAATGTATGGCAAGACCAATAGGAACAAAAAATATTTCAACCCCCGAAAAAATGTGGCAATACTTTGAAGAGTATAAAAAACTAATAAAAGATAACCCTATTCTAGTAAAGGATTGGGTAGGTAAAGATGCTGATATGGTACATAAACCAAAAGAAAGACCTTTGACTTTTGTAGGGTTTCAAAACTACCTTGACGATATAGGAATTATAAACTGTGTTGAACAGTATTTTGAAAATAGAGATGATAGATACAAAGATTATATTGGTATCTGTTCACGCATTAAGCGAAATATTCAGCAAGATCAGATCGAAGGCGGTATGGTTAATATTTACAACCCAAGCATAACACAACGCTTAAACGGACTTCAAGAACGTACTGATATAACTAGCGACAACAAACCTATGCAAACAAATTCTATTCAAGTTGAAATAGTCCGTAATGAAGGCAACTAAAGTATTTGAAAAGAATTGGGACGCTTTACATTCTAAAAAATATAAATACATAATTAATTCCGGAAGTAGTAGGAGTTCAAAAACCTTTTCTATTTTACAAATTTTTTGGCTTTTGGCTTGGAAAGAACCTAGAATTAAATTAGCAGTATTCCGTAATACTAAAAAGGATTGCAAAGACACTATTTTACAAGATATGTTAAAGTATTACCCAACGCTAGAGAATTGGGATGCTGTTAAGTATAATAAAACTGAAAGCACTTTAACTTTTCCTAATGGATCAACGATTTACATTGAAGGTACTGATGATGAGTTAAAAGTTCACGGTTACCATTCAGATTACCTTTGGTTTAATGAAATTTATAAAGTCCCGTTAGAAGTTTTTAATCAATTAGATATGCGTTGTAGTGGTGTTGTTTTTTTAGATTACAACCCTATTGGTAAAATGTGGAGTGACGATTTAATAAAGCAAGATAACGCAATAGTATTACATAGTACGTTTAAAGATAACCCTTTTTGCCCTACTGAACAGAAAAAGAAAATATTATCTTACGAACCCACTGAATATAATATACAACAAAATACAGCAAGTGATTACCTTTGGACTGTTTACGGTTTAGGCTTAAAAGCCGAAAAGCCTAATAGAATATTTAAGAATTGGAATGTAATGAGCGATAAAGAGTTTGATGATTTACCATACCCTAATTATTACGGAATGGATTTTGGACTTTCAGCACCTACTACTTTAATAGAAATGAAGTTTGACGGAGATCAATGTTTTTTCTTTAAAGAATTATTATATAAGCCTATGAATATAATGCAAGGCACATTATCTGACGAATTGCATAATTTAGGAATAGACAAGCGCAAAGAATTAATTGTGGATAGTAGTAATGAAATAAATAAAACAGAAGGGCAGAAGTTAAGAAATAGCGGTTTTAATGTTATTTATGCACTTAAAGGCAAAGGTAGTGTTGTTAGTGGTATTGAATTGCTACAAAAAAAGCAAGTATTTTATACTAGAAATAGCGAAAACTTACAACAAGAATATGAAAACCATAGTTGGAGAATAATACAAGGCGTGCAATTAGATGAGCCGGAACAAGGTAACGATCACGCAATTGACGCTTGTAAATACGTTGCAAGTTGGTATGCTAGGACAAGATATTTAACGTAACAAAAATATTGTTTAAAATAATTATAAATAATTAGTAGTTGTAACTAGTTTTTTTATACATTTGTAAAATTGTAATTATTGTCGTGAGACAAAGATATATTTATGGTAACAAAATCAGTTAGTTTATTTGGTCGTGAATTATTTCGTGTAGAACGTGATAGAACCGGTCAATTCTCTTATACCTTCCTAGACGGGGGTAGCTTTACAGATAACGGTAGATATTTAGAACTATACTTTACAAACCCTGTATTAAATACTATTGTTAATTTAAGATCTGAATTGTATTCTCAAATGAAAATACAACATTTAGATAAAAATAATAAACTAATTGAAAACAGTCCTTATGTAAATTTACTTTACAATCCTAATTACTTTCAATCAAAAGAAGATTTCTTTTACCAACAAATGGTGTTTTTATCAACATCAGGCAATAACTACATTTATCAGAAGAAAGCGTTTGCTAACGAATTACCTAAAGCAATATACAATCTTATTCCTTCTGAAATTGATTTAAACAATTCGCAAAAGTTAAATAAGTTTTTAGTTACTAAACAAGACATTAAGTCTTTTAATGAGCGTAAGATTAAATACAATTTAGATGGGCAAACTTATGATTTATATTTAAACGATATTTTGCCGTTATATGATTTAGCTAACGGTTTAGAAGATAATACTTTTATGATCTCACCAAGCAGAGTTCGTGCAATACATAAAGTGTTAAGAAACATAGATGAAAATTTAGCGTCAAAGAATATTAATCTTAAAATGAGCCAAAAGTATCTTTCAAAAAATGAAAGCACAGGCAACGAGGCTCAAATACAAACATCAGATAGGGCTTCAATAGAAAATGTTTTAAGTAGTAAGTCATTAATAGTTACTAATGCAAATGTAAACGTTCAGCATTTAGTTAGTAATATGAAACAACTTTATTTAGACGAGCAATTTGCTGACGATGCTAATAAATGTTTACTAGCTTTTGGACTTAACAAAGATGTGTTAAACTACTTCTCTAAAGATAGTACGTTTGAAAACCAAGAAAAAGGAACTATTAAGTATATTCAAAACTCAATACAATCTACTGCTGATAATACAATGAACTCTTTATCTTCTCAATGGGGTTTATTAGAAAAAGGTGAAAGACTTAAAGCAAGTTACGATCATTTAGCAGTAATGCAATCAGTAGTTGTAGATAGAATTAATAGTTTTAAAGTAATGCAAGACGCAATAAAGATAGCTATTGAAAACGGAACTATGACAACGCCGGAAGCAGTTAAAATGAGTAATGAATTTAAATTAAAACTAGGTTTATGAGTACTAAATTAAATTTACAGCAAATTAATAAGCAAATAGATTTAGAAAAGATTAAAAAAGAAAATCCTAGTCTTTACGCTTCTATTCAAGCAAAGAATAAAGCAGTTTCAAATAACAAAATAGTTAGAAAATGATAACAGTTAAAGAGTTTCCAAATAAAGAATTTAATAGCAAAGAAGAATTGTTTAAAGAACTTATTGCTAATAAAAAGGAATTAATATCTATTAAGAAGTCAGTAACTAAAAATGCAGATGCTATTTCTTATGGTTATGTTGAAACTGTATCTAAAAACTCAATTGATAAAGCTATTGCAAGTGCTGATTTGCCTGATACACTTGATGTAAAGGTAGTAATTAATACAACTAACTTTTTAGATAGTCACGGAGACGTACACGTTAACGGTATATGGAATAAATCGGTAGCAGATAATAAAACTTTTTTGCATTTACAAGAACATCAAAGAGATTTTGACAAAGTTATTTCAGATAGTGCTAAAGGTTCAGTTATGCAAATGAATTGGAAACAATTAGGTTTGCCTTATAATGGAACTACAGAAGCGTTAATATTTGAAAGTACTATTGACCGTTTAAGAAATGGTTTTATGTTAAAGCAATACGCTAACGGTTGGGTTAAAAATCATAGCGTAGGAATGAGATATGTGCAAATGGAGTTAGCAATTAACACAGAAGCAGAATACGATAGAGAATATAAAGATTTATGGGATCAAGTTTATCCAACAATAGCTAATAAAGAAGTAGCAGATGAAATGGGTTACTTTTGGGTAGTTAAAGAAGCTAAAATAGTTGAAGGTAGCGCAGTTGTAATGGGAAGTAATTCAGCAACGCCAACACTTGAAACTAAAGAAGAATTAGAGCCGTCGCAAGACACTTTAAATATTGAAGCCGAGCAATCACTTCAAAAAGACAAAGAAGAACAATTATTAAAACAATTATTAAAAAAACTTTAAATGGAAGATTTAATTAAAGAATTAGGCGTAAAAATTGACGCTTACAAAACAGAAAGTTGTACTAAAGTAGAACTTATTGAGTTAATGTCAAAAGTACAAGATTTAGAAACTAAAGGTAACAATGTAGCTACATTGAAAGCTAACATTGAAGAAGTTGCTTTAAAAGTATTAGAACTTGAAACTAAAAGTGTTCCAAACGGAACTCCGGAAAGTTTAGGTACTTTATTAGCTGCAAAAGCAGAAGAATTGAAAGCAATGAAAGAAAAATCAGGTGCTTCTGTTCAAATTACTTTGAAAGCTGCAGGTACAATGGCAGAAAGCACAAACATTACAGGTCAAATACCACAAGCAGAAAGAGAAGCCGGTATTACTAGAATTGTAAGACGTAACCCTTTTATATTAGAATTAGTAAACGTTGGAACTATTATGTCAAACGTTTGGGAATGGGTTGAACAAAAGAACGCTGACGGTGGTGCTGCAATGACTGCTGAAGGTGCTGCAAAATCTCAAGCCGACTTTGATTTAGTTGTTGCTTCTGCAAACGTTAAAAAAGTAACTGCTTACATCAAAATTACAAAAGAGATGTTAGACGATGTTGCTTTAATGCGTTCAGAAATTGACCAAGAATTAACTGAATTAATCAACTTAAAAATTGATGATCAATTATTAAACGGTACGGGTTTAACTGTTAACTTAACGGGTATTGTTACTAACGCTACTGCTTGGGCTGCGGGTGCTTTTGCATTATCTATTCCAACGCCAACAAAATGGGATGTATTAAGAACTGCAATTAACCAAGTTAGAGTTAATTTATTTGAGCCAACTTATATCGTTGTACATCCAACTGATGTTACTGCAATGGAATTATCTAAAGACACTACCGGTCAATACATAATGCCTCCTTTTATCGGTTCTGATGGAACTCTTATTAGTGGAATTAGAGTTGTAGCTAACACAGGTGTTACTATTGATAAATTTTTAGTTGGTGATTTCCAAAAAGCGGGAGTTCGTTTCAAAGAAGGATTGACTATCAATGTAGGTTACGAAAATGATGACTTTACTAAAAACTTGGTTACAATCTTGGCTGAAGCTAGATTAGTACAAAGAGTAAAATCAAATCATTACGGTGCATTTGTATACGGAGATTTCTCTGATGCAATTACAGCATTAACTAAAGCGTAATGAGTCATTTATTTGATACAACAGTAGAAGTTACTTATAACGGTAAAACTACTAGAGTAGCTAAACAAGATGCTCATTTATACGTAGATAAAAAGGTAAAAAAAGAAGTTAAAACCGAAAAATAATGCCACAGATAATTGATTTAACATACTTTCAAAAAGCAAATGATTTAAACATTCCGTTAAGCGTGGAAGTTGTAGTTGCCAATCCGGCATTACAAACTCCGAATAATGCAACGGCATTAACTTTATTATGTGCAAGAATAGAAAAATCAATTTTATTAAACGCATTAGGTTTAGCAACTTATAATGAACTACAATTAGCGTTAGCGGATATTGATAATCCGCTATACGCTTCTTATAAAAAGTTAGTGCAAGGCGAAGAATACGACGGTAAAATATGGGCGGGTTTAGATAATGATTATTCATTAATAGCCTATAGAATTTATGAAGTATTTTTAACTCAAACTAACGAAAGGTTAACCGGTGTTGGTAACACGCAAGGGAATCCGGAAAAATCAACTTTAGTAAGTCCTAGATACAAAATAGCAAGCGCAAATAATAATTTCATTACTCAATATCAAAACGCATATTTAAACGAGCCTATTATTTACAATGACGGTCAGTTTATTGATTGGTTTGGAATTAACAGTGATATTAATGTTTCTTTGTATACCTATCTACTTGATAAAGCAGAAGATTTCCCTAACTTAAACATAGATACATTTAGGGTTTATGATAATCAAAATTCATTCGGAATATGATAGTTTTTGAAGATCAAATTGCTAGAATTGTAGAAATACTACCAAGTGTTACAGTTGGAGATATAACTTCTTCTATAAATTTTGGATGGGGAACAGAAACCGTTTTAGCAAATTATCTTACTATGAACGGTAAATTAAGTTTTCCTTTAATATGGTTAGTTGAAGGAACTGATACAAATGATTTAAGAGAGCCTAACGTAACAAGAAACGCAAGGTTAGTTATTTTAAATGAAAGCCAATTACCAAGCGAATTTAACCCATACCAACACGAATACGATTACAAATTAATATTGCAACCAATATGTGATAATCTATTAATAGCATTAAATAATAGTGGAATTAGTAGGTATAAAGATAATGAGTTTAAAACGCAAAGAGTAAAGAATTATTCAATGCGTGAAGTAGATCAAAGTTTAGTTTATGTATGTAATGCTATTGTTTTAGATACTGAAATTACATTTAGTGGCATATCAAGTTGTATTAATCAAAATATATTTAATAATTAAAAAACATAAAAAATGAGTGTTTTAATAAATCAAAAAAATTGTAGTACATCTACAAAGAACTTGGGAGTTCCTGATTGTATTGTTCAAAACGGACGTATAACAGGAATGTTAGCAGTTGATCCGGCTTGGAGCATTGATACAACTACTGATACTTTAGATTTAGCAACTGTTAATGATTTAATTCAAGTAGGTACGTTTGTGCCAATTTTAGGTGCGGTTGAAGTAGTAAACGGAACTCCGGAAGCAACTACAGAAGAATATCAAGGTGGTATTATGTCTGTTGTTCGTAATGGATTACCAATGTTTACTTTTAAATTCCTTAAAGGATGGGCGTTTGCTAGAGCATTATTCTCTATGAATAGCTTTCAATCTTATAAACTATTATTAGTTTTTGAAGATGGTAGTATTTCAGGGGTTATCGATGGAAATACTTTTAGTGGTTATTCTTTAGGAATGTTAAATACTAATACTTATTTCCATACTGATGGAAGTGTAAGTGGTTATGTAAATACAGTAGTTCAACTTACAAGCACAACAGAATACAACCTAGATACTGCGGTAATTGATAGAACAAATTTAGGCTTTAACGCTAATAACTTGTTCCCAATTACTGATATTGTTATGACCGGTCGTGCTGATGTTTCAGAAGCTAAAGTTTACTTCAAAGCTAAATTTGCAATGAACCAAGCTAGTAATTTATCAGGTATTGCTATTGCAAACTTAAGATTTACTATTAACGGAACTGTAGACGTAATTACAGCATTATCTTTAAGTTACAACGGAACTACAGAAGAATGGAGTTTTACACCAACTACAACGCTTACAACGGCACAAAGTTTAGTTGTACAACTTTACGATGCTACAAATGTAGTTGACGTAGCAGTTATTGCTTCTAAATATTACAAAGGGGTTACTGCAGCTATCACACCGGTAGCATAAAACAAAATAGGTTAAACAGAATGAGAGCAATTAATTAATTTTAGTTGCTCTTTTTTTATAAAATAATTATGGAAATATTCGACAAACAAATATTTGGGAATGATGCACAGCAATGGTTAAAGTTATGCAAAGATCAAAAGAAAGAATGGATTTTAACTCACACAAGCCAAACAAACGAAAGTTTAATTAAGGATTTTATAGAAAACCCTAAAATAAGCAAAGAATGTAAATGTTTAGATTGTGGTAAAAATAAAAAAAATGAGTCCAACGGAATACCAAATGAGATTACAACCGTTACTAAATCAATCGACGATAGAACAATTAGTAAGCGAAATAGTGTTAAGCGACCAAAAGACGCTTAAAGAAGAAAAGGTTTATGAATGGGAAAAAGGTTTAAGACCAAATAATACTTTAATAGGTAATTATAGAGATGCAGAATATGCTATTTTTAAAGAAAGATTAAACCCTTTAGCAAACGGACACGTAGATTTACTTTATACTAGACAAACAGCAAGAAGTTTATTTGTTCAAAAAGGAACTAAAGAAAGGGGTTTTATATTCGGAATGAATGATGTTCATAATTTAGTTGGAAGATACGGTTTAGATATTTTAGGTTTAAATGAAGAAACGTTTTTAAAACGTCAAAATGATATTTACAAGTTTACATTAGTTTATAAAATTAAAAAAGATTATAAAATTGCCTAAATACAATTCAATAGATACGATACCGGCTAAAGTTTTCTTTGAGATATTACACACAAAGAATTATCAACTATTAAAGCCTAAACCTAGAGAAAAAGGTTTAGAAGATATTTTTATAGTTATTTATGATGATTTTTTTATTAAATCAGATAACGCAGAGGCTAATGCATATTTAAAAATAACAAAGGAAATAGCGTTTTTAGAGCATAAAATTGCATATTTAAAGCAAGCCTTACATTTTTATTTATATAACCGTACAACAGAGCAAATGAGGTCAGATTTTATTGACGCTTTAAATAAAGGTTATGATATTTTAATTGATAAAAATATTACCTTTATAGAAGAAGTTCAAAGAATTTTAAGTATTGATTTAGGTGGTATTCAAAATGATTTAACAATGGCTAAAATGACTTATGAATCAATGAGTAAAAAAAGCCAACAAAAAGCATTTGATTACGAAGATAATATTGTAAATATGGAACAAGTTATAGGAAGGAATATTAACGACGGTATTATGTTAGATAAATATATTTCATACGAAAAACAAGCTAAAAGAGTAGTTGAAAATAATAATAAGAAAAAATAATGAGTGAATTTTTAGAAGTAGTTTCACCTAGTGCTTTAAAGCAACTACAAGAAGTAAACGCAGAATTATTAAAAACTATTGCTTCTGTTAAAGATGTCAATAATAATATGATAAGCGTTAAAACACCTAGCGGATCAGATAGTGCTATTAAAAAATTAACTGCTGATTATGATGCGCAAAGAGCAACTATTCAAAAGTTACAACAACAATTAAATGCTTTAGCAACTACGCAACAAAAAGTTACTTCAAGTAGTGTAGGGCAAAGAAATGCTACTAGAGAAAATTCAGTAGCACAACAAATTTTAAGAGCAGAAACAGACCGTCAAGTAAGGGCAAATACTTTACTTGGTGGTGCTTACGCAAAGGCTTCAGCACAATTACTAATACTTAAAAAACAAGCTAAAGATTACGCTATTGCTTTAGGAGAAGCACACCCTAAAACATTACAAGCAGTAAAAGACGCTAACGATTTAGGCGGTCGTATTAAGTCTGCTGATAATGTAGTTGGAGATTTTCAAAGAAACGTAGGTAACTATTCAAACGGTTTAGTTAATGGCTTTCAAAAAGTATTTTCTAGTGTTAGACAATTAGCATACATATTGCCCGGAATTGGTATAGCCGGTATATTTGGTTTAGCACTTGACCCGTTGTTTAGTTACATATCGGGATTAAAAATAGTTCAAGACACTTTTGGTTTAGAAACAGAAGCTATAACAAAGGCAAAAGAAGCATTAGTAGAAAAGTCAAAAATAGAAGATGAAGCAAGAAACAAATTAGCTAGTTACCAAAGTGACGAATTAAGTAAATCAAAGTTACTTTTAGAAGATGCTCAAAATTTAAGTCTTTCTATGGCTCAAAGAACAAAAGCAGTTACAGAATTACAAGCACGTTATCCTGACTATTTAGGTAATTTAAGTAAAGAACAAATATTAGCCGGAGATACTGCAGTTGCAGAAGAAAAATTAAACGAGGCTTTAATTAAAAGAGGAATTGCTTTATCTTCTCAACAATTAATACAAGAAGAAATTAATAATAGTTTAAAAAATGAAAAGTGGATAACGGATCAACTTAATGATATTCAAAAAAAGAGAGTTGATTTAGGTAAACAAATTTCTGCTATTGATCCTTTTACTAAAAACGAAGATTTAAAAGTTAAGTACGAAGAATTAAGTTTACAATTAAGTAGATTATTTTATTTAGAAGGAACTTTAAAAGAACAATACAAAGACAAAAACAATACTATTCAAGAAAGTATTAAATTTTATATTGCCCAATATAATGCTAATTCTAAATATCTAGGTGCTGTTGTTGAAGAAACAGGTAAAACTAAAAAAGCAACTAAAGCTAAAGAAGAAAAAAGAGATGCGGATATTAGTTCCTTAAAAGCGTTGCAAGACACTATTTCTGCTTTAAAAACAGAACAACAAATGATTGATAGAAGTAGTACAACTTATGAAGTTTTAGGTGGGCAAATTAAGTTACTTGAAACTATTTATAAAGGTCTTACAGAAACAATGAAAGAAGTTCAAGAAGGCATTGCCTTAACAGACGAAGAAGTTTTTGCTGATGTTTATGCTTGGTATAAATTAAGAGACGCTACAAATGAATATGTAAAAACATTATCTAGTGGTTATATTGAAAAATCATTAGATAGTATTGGGTTGGCTTCTTTAAAAATGTTTACTGATTTTGATATTCACGGAAAAAGCACTTTTGATAATTTATTAGAAGGTGCTGATACTTTACAAGAAAAGTTTGCTATTACTTTTCAAGCAATAGGAGACGTTGCTCAAAATGTATTTAACTCAATAGCGGAAACACAACAGCAAAATTATGATGCTCAATACGCAAGACTAGAACAAGAAAGAGATGTAGCTATTTTGTTTGCCGGAGAAAGTGCAAGTGCTAGGAATGAAATACAAGAACAATATGAGCAAAAAAGAAAGCAAATAGCAAGACGAGAAGCTAAAGCAAAACAACAACAAGCTATATTTAATATTGCTATTGATACAGCACAAGCGTTAGTTGCTCAATTAGCTGCAACTCCTTTACCATTTGGAACAGGATTTCTAGCAATTATTGCAGCATTAGGTGCTGCACAGATAGCAATGGTAGCATCACAACAAATACCACAATATTACAAAGGTACTGATAACGCAGAAGGTGGTTTAGCTTGGACGCAAGAAAAAGGTGCTGAAATTATAACAGATAAATACGGTAAAATTAAATCAACAGGAAGTGATAAAGGTGCTCAATTAACAATGTTATCTAAAGGCGATAAAGTATTTACTGCAGAAAAGTCAGCAATGATGTTTGATCAAGGTCTTAATTCTATTTTAACAAATAACGGTATTTCAATGCCTAAAATAGAAATTAATACAGATACTAAAATAATAGCAGATAAATTAGATAATTTAGCTTCTACAATAGCTAATAAAGAAAGTTTTAAAGCAGTTAAAGATGCTAGGGGTTATAGAATTTATCAAAGAAAACAAGCAGAAGAAAAACAATTATTAAATAACGTTTTAACTTATAAAGGATTTAATGTTTAAACACTATCTAAATTTCATAACATTACCAAACGTTGGTACAATAGAGATTTCAGAACCAATAGGTTTTGATGGCGCTTCTTATAAAGTAAAGCAAGATGATAAAAGATTTGGCAGAGATATTATAATTGCTAACGAAGATACTGAATTAACTTTTACTAGACAATTTTTTGAAGATCTAGTGACTGAACAAGTATTACCTGACGGAAAAATAATAAATAACGCTTCTTTAGGTTTTGATTATTTAATCGACATTTTTAATAATGAAGGTTGGGAAGGCAAAGTTGAATATATTTTAGAACAAGACGGAATACTTTTTAGTATTGGTATTTTTAGCTATTCTACTTCAGTTATAGAGTTTGACAATATAAAAGTTAAAATAATTCAAAACACTAATAGAGAAATAATTAAACGATTAGAAGATACAGATATAAACGCATTTAATGATACTGCTTTAGACGGCAGAACTATTACGCCTTGCGCAACTACTAATATACTTTTAAGAGCAAAGCCAATAGTGCAGTCTAGTGAATGGGTAAATGCCGGAATTGGTTATTTTTCAGATAGCAACGAACCATCAAAAGCTCTTACAGGATTTAATTTTGCTCAACAAATAACTAAATCAGAAATAGATGCAACTTTAACTTTTTTTAGCAATATAGAATATTCTCCAGGCGGTTTAACTCCTGAATTTGCTAATTTTAGAATAATAAGAGCTCAAACAAATTTATCTCAAATCAATGTCAAACATAAAATAGATATGACATATAATGTTACACAAGGCGCTATTGAAGGTCCGGGTGTTGTAGCTTTATATCTTATTTTTGGAGATACTTTTGATGCAACCCCTAATCCAAAAAGAATTGTACTTTATAATGATACTTTTGTAAGCGGAACTGAAAAAACAGTTGTTTTAAGTCAAGAGTTTGAACATAATATTGATTTTATTGGAGTAGGGGATAGTATTTGGCTTTATTGGCTTGTTTTTGGTGGAGTTGATTGCGATATTCAAGGGGAAGTTAGAGTAAGTACGACAAATATTATATCTACTTCGACAGCAATTGATACAGTTGTTAAAGGAATAAGATTATTTGATTTAGCAAAACATAATACTGAATCTTTAGCTGATGTTAATTTTATTGCACCTGAATACAATGTAAACGGGGAACACTATAATAACTTTGCTTTTAACGGTTTGTTATTAGGCCAAATTACAGATAAACCATTTAATAATAAGTTTAAAGACTTAATGAACTTTGCTGATGAAACTTGTTCAGATATTCAAATAAACCCTACTTCTGTAGAATTATTACCTTACAAAGACTATTATCAAGATATTGAAATGAATGTTTTTGAAGAAATACCAAGTTTTAATTTACAAGAAAGATTTAATAAAAGGTATAGTTTAAAAACTGCAGATTTTAAATATAAAAGATCAAGTGATGAACGTGCTACAAATAGGCAAAATACTATTGACGATGTACATACTGAAACACAAAAATACATTACAGATACTGTAGATAGTAATTTAAAAGTCGAGATTAATCATATCAGAAGTGCTTTCTTAATTGAAGAAGCAAGAAGAAGGGCGTTTGATAATGAGCAAAGTAAAGCATTAGAGAATGACGACAATTTATTTCTATTAAAGTGCGTTAATTTAGCGCCTAATACAGAAGGCGGGTTTAGTGCTATTTTATTAATGCGAGTTTTAGATAACGGTAACGTAGAAATTTTAAATAACAATACTGATGGTGATGGTGTTAATTTTAATTGGAATCTATTAGGTTTTGGGGTTGGAAGTCAGTTTTTTATTGATAGTGGAGAAAATATAGGAACTTATACTGTTTTTGCCATAACTAATTCTGTATTAACTTTAGACCAAGTTAGTGGAGTTACAGCATCATTTAATGGAGATGCTTTAATTAAAATGCGTTGGTATTTTACTAATACTGCTTTTGTAAACCAAACAAACGAAACTTTTACTTTAATTGAAGGGGTTTCTAACCCTGAAAACTATTCTAATTTAGATTACCATTGGGCAAGAAATATTGAAAAATGGTATCCTTATTTAGCTACAACTACTAAATTTAAGTTAGACGGCATTATTAAAACAGCTTCTTTTAAAACTAACGGACTTTTAAAAACTCAAAAAGTAGGAGAAACAGAACCTTTAGTAGATAGCGATGATATTATAAATAGCATTATAGCAACTCAAAAAATACTAACACCGGTAGTTCATTCCGTAAAAGTTTATGCTGATTTTGCTACTACAACTCAATTAATTGATGATGTTCAAAACGTTAAAGGTTATGTTAGTGTTAGGCTTGATAACCAAAGGCAAGTAAAAGGTTATATAAAAGAAATGGACTATACTTGGATCAACAATGAATTAGATTTAGTTTTAGAAGAAAAGTTTGAAGGCGATTTTATGGAAATAAATTTAGTAGTTAATGAAGATGATACATTTACCAATATAATAACCTATCCACAATATCCGGAAAAAAATAATTTAAAATCGTTTCAAATCACAAATAATTTTGTAGTTTTGTTTACAGAATTTGATGTTCAAATGTATCCGCCTGTAAGATTTACAAAAATAAAAATAAACGGATCTCAATATACAGATATAATAGATTTTTCCGATGCATTACAAACATTAATAGGCTAATATAAAAAAAACAATTACTGCTGTGAAGCAGAGATTTATTTATGCAAGATTTAAGTTTTATTAGGCTTGAGCCAAATTTCCCAAGTGCGAAGTACACAAGAACAAGTCCAACGGCTTCAATATTCTTTTTCGGTCAAATTAGTTTAAGTCCTAATGAAACTTATTTACAAACTACCAACTGTAAAAATAATATAGCATTTGACGGTAACTATAAAGTTACTATTGTTGATTGTAACGATAATGAATTACAAAATATTACTGATAATGTAGCTATTAACGAAAGAACTATTAATGGTATTGAGCAAATAGATTTTGAAATAGTAAATATAGGAACAGATTATTATGCTAAAACAGTATATTTAAAATTTAAACATACAGTTTCTAACTACGTTTGGTATTCAAACCCTTTAAATATTACAGATTTTTTTTCTTATTTAACTTCAAGATTTGATTATAAAAACGCAACCGATGCTTATTTTCAATCAATACGGTTAAAAACTTATTTTACCGTTAATGACGCAGAAAGTCAATCAAGTCAATATGTTACTTACGAAGGAAAAAAAATTACTTCTAGATTAATAAATACTGAATTTGAAAAATATATTTTCCAAAAAATAGACAACTTTACATATAGAAGATTAAATAATTTATTAAGTAGAAACGTAGTTTATATCAATGGTAATCGTATTACAGATAAACAAACACTTCAATCTAAAGAGCCTTCCGGAGATAGTAATGTTTTTAATTTAGATTTTCAAGTAGCTATTGATTATAACGAAACTTACGATTATAATTTTCAAATATTTCAACCATTTGATTTAATTAACGTTATACCTACCGGAGCAAATACTTTAGATACTATTGGAAATGAATTAATAGGTTCATTTAATAGAGATCTAATACTTCAAACGGGAACGCTAACTTTATTTAAAGATGGTTCGTTATTTGAAACATTTACACAAGCCGATATTATTTTAGCAGATAATGTATTTACGATTGATATTACAGGATTGATTATTGCAAATGGAGAATATTATGTAAATTTTACTAATGGATTATTTATAAGTACATTTGGAGAAGTTTATGAAGGAATAAGTAACACAACTGATTGGAGTTTTACAATAGCAGATGGCGAATATACAAATACAGAATATAATAACGAATACTTATTAAATTAATATGGCAACAAAAACGGGAATAATAGCATCAATTAATGGTTATCTTACATCGATAATAACGATAGTAAAACATAGAAACTCTATGTTAGATATTATCAATGAAATGTATAGAGAAACAACTACAGAAAGTTATACTAATTTAGTTGATAGTACACCTTTAACAACTCCAAATGGAACAACACACTTTTATAATTTTAAAGTTGATAAAATAGGCAATAAGGTGTTTTTTAATGGAACATTAACTAATAAAACGGGTGCGGTTACAAATAATTCTGAATATTTTACAGTAAACAATGCGGAGTTTTTACAAAATGCTGATTTAGTTGCTTTTTATGGTGTTAATACTACATCAGGTTTATCAGTAAGATGTATATTTTCATCAAGCACTTTAATTGTTGTTGGTCCTTTAAATAATAATGAATCAGTGTTGTTTAATTTAAAATACACTACTAATAATTAAAATATATGAGTATAGCGGTTATAAGAACAAATCAAGAAAGTCCAAAGTATAGCGAAAACTTACTTACTAAAAAATCAACTTTTAAAACGGGAAATTGGATTAGCGTTGTAACAGGCGGTGGTGGTGTAATTAATGCAGAAAATGAAAGTATTTTATTTAATAATTATCAAGAAGATACAGGACTTACTATAATATTAACTGATGCTGATGGTATAATTACAAGTGCTGATGAATCAATGTTAGTTACAGTACCAAGAACCGGTGTTTATATTTTATCAATAGCTGTTTATATGGAATCAACATATAATAATAGAGTTGGTATGTTTGGTATTTATTCAACTAATAGTGCAACCGGATTAAATATATTTGAGTTTGAAATAAATAATACTAGCGATTTTGTTTATGACGAGTATAATACTTACTTTCAAACTATTGAATTAACAGAAGGAGATACTATTGACTTTCAATTTAAAGTTGGTTTTCAAGGTGAAGGTAATACTAGATTTAAACTAGGAAGAATGAAACTTGAATTAGACGATAGGGGTTTAAGTTTACCAAGTCGTTATACTTTACCTTTAGATACTGTTTTACAAACTACTCAAACTATCGATGTTCCAAGTATAGGCAGTAACAGTTATTATGCAGTAGTTGTTACTTTAGAAGGTGCAGAAATTGGAGATTATGTTTCAATGACTTATCCAAGCCAAATTATAACTTTAGGTTTAATTGTAGGTTATCCAATAGTAACAGATACAGACGAAGTTAGCGTATTAATTCACAATCATAGTGGTGGTTCAATAAATCCAGCAAGTGGAGATTATTCTTTTAAAATAGTAAAATGAATACATTAATAATAAGAAAAAAGAGTTTAAAAACTTGGTTACATACCGATAGTATATTAGGTGATTTTATCATATCTAAATTTTACTTTAATTCTACTAATTTAACTTTTCAAATAGTAGAGCAAGGGCAAAGTAAAAGAATTATGTATAATATTTCAGATATTACTTTATACAATACTATTGATGGTGGTGGTGCTGAAACATTTGCTACAATAAGTGAATTAAGTTTACGATTAGAACAATTAAATTATCCCGCATTTCAATATGATGGTCAAATAGTTTCTATTGCTAATTTAATTACAGAAGGTACTAATATAACTATTGTTGGCGATGGAACTGAATCAAGTCCTTATGTTATATCTGCATCAGGTAGTGCTGGTGGTACTCCAACACTACAAGAAGTAACAACGGAGGGGAATGAAACAACTGACGATATTATAGTAAGGGATGGAGATTGGACTTTAAATCTAAAAAAAGACATTGGTTTATCTCCTTTAGTAACAATGGAACACGATGTTTATGGTGCTAGAGGCATTTATACTGCTCAAGGAATTCAGCTTAATTCAGTTTCGGAGTTAGAAACAAATTGTCAAATGGAAATTCTCGCAGAAAGAACTAATTATATTGGTATTAAAGTTCAAAATGAAGATTTAGTAAATGCAGGAAATAACCTTTTAACTACTCTAACATTTCCATTAACTTCTAGCATAGACCAACTTATTGTGCAAAGGGATTTTGTTTTTCCTGATAAAGCAGAAGGCACTTATACTTTAGCAACTACTGACGATGTTGGTGGTTCTCAAACACTTGCACAAACTTTAGTATTAGGAAATATAACCGATGGTACAGATATTAGTATTTCAGATGGCGATGCTGTTATTTTAGATAATACTTCTAAATTAAAAAAAGGAACAACAAACGCTGGACTAGGTGGTAATAATGGTATTGCTTTTAAATGTTCATTAGATTATGAATTGAAATGGGAAGCTGGTACGCTTTACATTATGGAGCAAGATGGTTTTACAATTCGTGAAACAAAATATAATTTTAATTTACCAACTGTAACTGATGATGATACTAAAGGTTTTATAATAGGCAGTAGATGGTTAATTGAGAATAAAGTTTATAAGTGTACAGATGCAACAACAGGAAGTGCGGTTTGGCTACGAGTTTATGACTCTGCAACTGATTTAGGAAATACACCCGCACCAACAAAAGTAACCGTTAATAGTTCAACAGGAACAGGAACAGATTTACCTTTAGCCGATGCAACAAACGCTGGGTTATTAAAACCCGCAGACTTTACACAGCTATCAACTTTAGCAACGGATTTAGCAAATATTAATACCGATGCAGTTGATAAAGTTACAGTTAAGTTGGCATTAGGAATTTCAAAAGGTCAAGCGGTTTACATTTCTAGTGCAACAGGAACAAATATAATCGTTTCTAAAGCATCAAATTCAAGTGAAGCTACGTCAAGTAAAACGCTTGGTTTACTTGCCACTACGGGAGTAACAAATGATATTGTAACCGTTGTTACAAGTGGTTTATTAGATGGTTTGGATACTTCAACTGCAACTGTTGGCGACCCTGTTTGGTTAGGAGTTAGTGGCAACTTAATATTTGGTTTAGCAAGTAAACCCGTAGCACCAGCGCATTTAGTTTATATCGGTGTTGTTAGTAGAGTTCACGCAACGGTTGGAGAAATATTTGTGAGAGTTCAAAACGGTTTTGAATTAAAGGAAATTCACGATGTATTAATTACAAGTGTAGCTGATAATGATATTTTAGCTTATGAAAGTTCAACTTCTCTTTGGGAAAATAAGACATCAAGTGCTTTAGGATTGGCAACGCAAGCACAAGTAGATTTACGAACTAGAGAAATATTACAAGATTTTACAGACTATACAAGCACAGGAGTATTAACTGAACAAATCATATCTAATCAAGCAATAACTGCTAATGATATGAAAATAAATAGTTGGTTAAACTTTATTAGTACATTTTCAAGAACAGGAACAACCAACGCAACTGTTTCAATTTATTTAAATACTACTTCAAATTCTTTAAGTGGTGCGGTTAAAATAGCTACTGCAACAATTACTTCAACTCAAAGTTTACCTTGCTTTAAACGTGATTTTTCAATCAATGCATCAAGTGTTTTAAGAGGGATGTTATTTAGTGCAAACGCTGTTACAGATGAAATTTTAACGCAAGTACAATCAACTACAACTTTAACTTTATCTAGTGGTTACTATTTAATTTCAACGGTTACATTGAATAACGTAGCCGATACAGTTACACAAAGAGCTATTAATTTAAAATCTAGCAAATAATGTTTTATACAATTTTAGACGAAAACAATTTTGAGTTATTCGGTGTTAATTTAGAACAAGCACCAATAGAAAATCACACAACGGTTTTAAGAACTGAATTTTTTATTAAACCTAAATTCGATACAGTTTGGATTGAGGGCGCAACGCAAGAAGAAATTAATCAATACAACCTACAAAATGAACTTTAATCAAATAGGAAACATTGCTCACGTTTTTATTGGAATTATTTTAGGCTATTGCATCCTTAATCTAACCGATGTTTATACTGTTAATCAATACGGTTGGTTTTTGGGTTTTATGTTTAGCACTTTAGCTTTAGTTTTTATCGGTGGTGCTTGGGAGTTATTTCAAAATCGGATATTTAAAATTCAAGGAAATATAAACGATATTGTTTACACTGCTATCGGTGGTGCAATAGGCGGTGTTTTAGCGAGTTTCTACAAAGACTTAACACTTATTACCACTTACGGAATTATCGTGTCTATTTTAGCAGTTATTGGATATGTGTACTTAATGAACAAAAACAAAGAAGTTGCTACTAAAGTTATTTATATACCTGTTGGATATGAGTATGTAAATCAAAACGAATTTGAGTTAGTTCGATTAATTAACGAATACCGTAAATCTATTCGTGTTTGCGAATTAAAAGTAGAACGGTTGGCTTGTGTTATTGCAGAACAGCACGTCGATTATATGACGGAAACAAACCACGCTAGTCATTACAATTATAATAAAAGATTTGAGCAAAGCAAAGCCGATTTCTGTGGCGAGATAATACAACAATGTCCTAAAAACTCTGCGCAATATGTATTCCAAGCGTATATGGAAAGTCCAACGCATAAAAAAAGTATGAGTAATCCTGTTTACGAATGGATTGGAGTTAGTTACAAAGAGAATTTTACAATGTGTTTTTTCACAAAATATAATAAATAAATATGAATTTTTTAGCAGATAATTGGTTGACATTAATGGGGTTTTTATCAGCTCCAATAATGTATTTTTTAGGAGGTAGACAAGAAAAAAATCAACAACTACAAAAAGGTAATGTAGAGATTGAAACAGCCGAAGTTGATTACGCTGTTAAAGTTCGTGAGTTATACGAAAGTTTATTAGACCAAGCGAACAAAGATAAAGAGGCTTTAAAAGTTGATAAAGATGCTATCATATTAGAATTTAAAAGCGAAAGAGAATATTTAAGAACACAAATTGACGAGTTAAGAAAACAAGCAACAAGTATGCAGGATCAGTTTAATTCTATTCAACTTGCTTATGCTCGTGAAGTTGAGCAATCTCAAAATTGGGAAAAGTTACACCGAGAATTATTAGAGAAATACAATAGTTTGGAGGCTCTTTACGAAAAGTTAAAAGAGGATTTTGATAAACATAAAAAAGCAGCAAAATGAAACTAAATTCACGAGGCTATGAGCTGATAAAATCATTTGAGGGGTTGAGTTTGAAACCGTATAAGTGTTCTGCTGGAGTTCCAACAATAGGGTTTGGTAATACTTACTACGAAAATAACGTAAAAGTTCAAATGTCAGATGCTCCAATAACTAAAAAACGTGCAGAAGATTTACTAAAAGTAAGTGCTGACCGTTACGCTTCAAAAGTTGATAATTTAGTTCATAAACCACTTACACAAAATCAATTCAACGCATTGGTTTCATTTGCTTACAATGTTGGAAGTGGCGCATTAGCTTCAAGTACTCTATTAAAAAAAGTAAATGTAAACCCTAACGATGCTATGATAGCAAAGGAATTTTTGAAATGGAATAAAGCTAAAGGAGTTACATTGGCTGGTTTAACAACTAGAAGAATTAAAGAAAGTGCGTTGTATTTTACTACTTTATAATTCATAATAATTATAAATAGTAAATTAAAGTATTATATTACATTAGTAATTGCATACATTTGATAAACTAAATCAAACACTTATGGCTTCACAATGGCGAATTTACGACAATGACATTAAGTATTTTTTAAATAATAGCAACGAAAAAAACAATACAAAAATTGCAAAATTAGTTCTTGAAAAAAACAACATTAGTATTAATGCTTTTAATGCCGAAGAACTTTCAAGATATGTTTTAAGAAACAGAAATAGAATACAATTACAGGACGATAATCAAGGTGTTATTGATGCTTGTGAAAATTTAGGAGTAGACCCATCAACAACCCCGATGTTATGGTTAAAGTCTAAAAACGAAAGTATAAGAGTTACCAATCCATTATTTGTAAAACAAGACGAAGTTTTACTTTCAACTTTAAGAGATAATTTAATTCAAGATTTACAAGATTATATTCCGAAGTTCCCAAAATTGGAACGCATTGTAAATACAGATAGTTACTTATTAGTTATTGACCCAGCGGACATTCATATTGGTAAATTATGTTCTGCTTTTGAAAGTGGCGAAAGTTATAATAACCAAATTGCAGTTCAACGTGTTTTAAGTGGTGTTAGAGGTATTTTAAATAAAGTTTCATCATTCAATATTGATAAGATACTTTTCATAGGTGGTAACGATATTTTGCACATTGATAATCCACAAAGAACAACTACAAGTGGAACTCCGCAAGATACTGATGGGATGTGGCATAGTAATTTTTTAATAGCTAAACAACTTTATGTTGATGTTTTAGAATTGCTTTTAACGGTTGCTGATGTTCATTTTACTTTTAATCCTAGTAACCACGATTATACTAACGGTTTCTTTTTAGCACAAGTTATTGAAACGTATTTTAAAAATTGCGAAAATATAACCTTTGATTGTAGCATAGCACACCGAAAGGCTTTTCAATATCATAATAATTTAATAGGTACTACTCATGGCGATGGTGCAAAACAAATTGATTTACCTTTGCTAATGGCAGTTGAATATCCTAACGAATGGAGTAAAACAAAACATAGGTATATTTATACTCACCACGTTCATCATAAAACAAGTAAAGATTATATTGGAATAACAGTTGAAAGTTTAAGAAGTCCAAGCGGTACGGACAGTTGGCATCATCGTAATGGTTACCAGCATAGTCCTAAAGCAGTTGAGGGTTTTTTACATTGTAAAGATAACGGACAAATCGCCCGAATTACTCATATTTTTAGCCTATTAATTTTTTTAACTTTTATACTATGATAAAACATACACCCGAATATAGAATTAAAAAGATAATGAACTTTTATTACAACAGAGGTCAAAACCGAGAAAGTGTAAATGAAGTTTATAGAAATTTATTAAAACTAAAATTTAAACAAAATGCCTGATATATCAATGTGCGCTAATGCACTATGCCCATCAAAAGATTGCTGTTATAGGTTTACTGCAAAACCAACTCCAAAAAGACAAAGTTACCAACCTTTTTGTCCCGAAGATGATGAAACAAGTTGCAGTCATTTTATGCCTAATGACAAATGTAAATATTGCAATCAAACTAAAGGAGTGCATAAAATGGGGTGCGAAACACGTAAAATAACTATAATACTATCTATTGCTTTATTATTACTTACTTCTTGTGG